TGTTGCATTTTTAATCTTTTGAACCCCATTATCTTCCAGTAATTCATAATATCGTCATAATCTTGCTCTCTTATTTCTTTTGGTGTCCAGCCGTATTCTTTTGAGATGTCTTCCATCATAACATCTATACTTAACTTCTTTCCGTCCAGATGTTCTTTTATTTCTCTTTCTGTAAGGTTTTTTTTTGAGATTGTGAAAAGTATTCCATTGCTTCTGTCATCAATAGCTCTCCGTCCTCTCCATCAACTTCGTCCATCCATTTTTCAATGTCAGTGATCTTTGTTCCGTCTTTCCTTTCAACTTCTACTAACACAATACTCAAAGTTGATTTTACGCCATCTAATAAGTCAGAGTATTTGAACCCACCAATGTTTCCAGAAGTGCTTACTTCTTTATCTCCCATAAACGCTTTCTGTATCTCCATTTTTTCTCCCCAAGTTACTCTTTCTTTCATTTTAACAACATCGCCAGAGTAAGGGAGTTTGATTTCTTTAGCTTGTGTATTCGTCATAATCTTCAGTATTATTTAATAATGTGATTTGACCTAATTCTCCATCGTCTGTTGCTCCGTCGTCTTGCATATAACAACCGATTGTTATTTCTTCTTCTACTAAAGCGTCAGCGTCATCTGTTTTACTTCTTCCAGTTACTTGTGTCTTGTAGAAGGTGTATTCAAGTTTAGGGTTTACATCACTGTCATTATCAGATATGTCTTGGCTTCCCTCTATTGTGATTCTTACATATTTATCAGCATCTCCTTCAAATAAGTCTTTATAAGTATCAACTCCCGGAATTCTGTTCAGTGTCATACTAATCTCGGTTTCAAATCTTGGTCCGTAGATTGTTGATGGGGAGTATTCATTGTTAAATACATGATTTCTCTCAAGGTTTCTGTTTTGGTTAATAGTAACTGATTTTGCTTGAACAGCGGTTGAACCTGCTAGTCCTGCTTTTGTGTCGGCTACTTTGATAGTAATATCTTTTCCGATAAAGTCTTTCTCTTCAATATAACTTGGAGTAAATGTGTCATCACTTAAATCTGTTCCAATTAACTCTGCGGTGTATCTCAAGTAGTCATCTACACTTGCGGTTAATTCAAGTGAGTTTACTTGCACTCCTTCTCCCTTGTAAACATCGCTTCCTTCTTTAAGCCATAATGTTAATGGAGTGTGATAATGATCGTCATCTAAACTAATTGTGTGGGTGTATGTTCCGTTTGTTTCTGTTCCGGACGATACTGTTCCCCATAAGTTAGCAAGAAAGTATCCAACAGCGTCAATATGGACTATTCCGTCTATGCTTCCTTCTAACCAAGTTTGGACAACTCTTCTTCCTTTAGAAGCGATTATGCTTCCTCTTGTTGTGTCATCTTCTGCGTGTTCTACCTGCTTCATTATGTTAGCAGTTGTTTTTTGTATTGAGTGTTCTGCGGAAGGTGCTTCTTCACCTACTGCTAATCCCACTTCAATATCTCTTCCTATGATTTCGTTTGCCATAATTTAATTTGTGCTTAATTTAATAATAATGTTAATGTCTGCGAAAGCGTAACGACCACTTTCGTTGGTTGATACTCCCCAGACGATAGCATCTGCTCTCGCCCAAGTTCTACAACCATCTATTGAACCGAAGTCCCAACCTTTATCAAGCTCCTCTACAACCTTATCAACAGCGTTTGGCATTGTTACCGTGAAAATCTGCTCGTTAGACAAATTCTCTGCGTTGATTAAAACTATTGCTGTAAAGTTTACTTGTTTGAAGTTTTTGTCTGCGGTTGAAAACTGATTATCTGCGTTTGTTGGAAAGAATACGATCGCTGGGTATCTGCTTGGACTTTCATTGCTTTCTAAAGGATAAGGATAAACCACTGGCTTATATTCTGTTCCTTCAACTTCATACAATACAACTCCTTCTAATAGTGTTTTTATTTTTGGGATTATTTCTGTATACATCAATTTGCTAAGTTATTTACTATTGCTTTTAAGAAGTCATCTACTTGTTTTTCTCTGTTTGACTTGTTCTTTTCGGTTGCGTAGTCTAGCCACGGTCTTGCTTCCATTTTCCAAGTTCCTTCGTGGACATACTCTCCATATTTTCTCGCTACCTCTGGACGAATAATTATCTCTAACTCAGTTGGTTCTACTTTATAACGGTGCGAATCTCTTAAATTCCCTTGCCCTGGTGGTGGCGATACTGGAACTCCTCCGCCCATTCCTCCTATTCTCCACGGATCACGGATAATTGTTCTCCTATAGTCTGCACTTATCCTTGTCATCATTATATTTGCTTGTCTTTTGGTGTATTCAGGATTTTCTCTTATCGCTTTTTCAAATTCTTTTGCTCCTTCTAATTCTACATTTATCATAATTTCAATATCGCTTTAGTGTGTTGGTTTCCTACTTTCTCGTGGTAAAATCTCTGAACCCCTGCTACTGTGTATTCGTTTCCTCCGCTGGTTAGTTTATCTCCTTCCTGAATGTCTGCTGTATAAGAAGTGTAAAGCACAAAAGTCTTTCTAAACTCCATCTGCATTGCTTCTGCAAACTCTGGGGATGCTTGTTGTAGGTTTCCAGTTATATCATCTAATTCGGTGTCTGTGGTCACTAACGGCGTTCCGTCGTCATCAGTTGTCCATTCGTTTCTTACTGCGGTAAAAATTGTGTCAAACCATTGTGTGATACTCATAAATAATATCTCTTATACGAGTCTAATATACTTATTGCTCTCTGATAATCTTTCTCCTGTTTGTTGTCGGTAAACGATACCTTGTAATCACCTATGCTTTCACTTGCTTTTGCGTCGTTGTTCATCTGGTTGTTTATAATTGCTCCAACTAACACTGTGGCGGCGAACTCTATATCAGACGGTGTGGTTGCTGAATAACCCCAATCTGCCGTTATTTTAACATTTTGTATCCCACTATAAAACCAGTTGTCTTTTAGGTGTATTATAGTAATAGGCAATTCATTGGCTGGGATTGTTATATAATCTTCTTCTTCTGTAAAGGTGTCCCCGTAATACTCCGAAGATAACTCAAGTGTTGTGATCGCTAAAGCGTCATCTATTCTCATCTCTCTCTTATTGTTTCCGTCAAAATATCTTGTTTCAGTGGTGCTTGTGAAACTTCTTTGTGTGTAGTTATCTATATCTCTTGTAACGGCTTTAATGTAGTCCTCAACTTGGCTTTGGAAGTTTAAATCTATTTCAGTTAAAAGATAATTTTCTACTTTTGTTATTGTTGTATACATATTTAACATTTGTTATAAGGTGAGTCTTTTCTTCCGTAAGGTGAGTCTTTTCTTCCGTAAGTTTGGCATAACCAACTAGCCCACCTTGCTCTCATTGCTTCTCTGCCCTCTGCGGTATCTTCTACGCTTATTCTGTATATTGTTTGTATAAACTCTTGTCCTAAACCGATTTCTGGTATGTGGACAGTCTTCGCTACTCCTGCCATATCTTCTGCCAATCCTGTATCTGTAACTGAAAGTGAAACGATTATGTTTAACAATTCAACGGCGGTTGCTTCTTCTTGTATTATGACATTATTTATAAGCGTTATAAAGTCTTCTCCAGTTGCTTCGTCTTGTATGTATGCTTTTATAAGCATTGAAACAACATCTTCTCCCACTCCGTCATCTGATAAATAAAGGTCGGTTATTATTCTCATAATATCAACTCCCGCTCCTGTGTCTGAAAGTGAAACACTTACCAAAACACTCAATGCGTCTTCTGCCACTGCTGATTCTGATAATGCTATGCTAACAAGTGCTTGTATTGCTTCTTCTCCAAGTCCTGTGTCTGTTATTACAAGTTTATTTAATATTCTTATAATCTCTGTCCCTGCTCCTGCGTCTGTTACTGCAAATTTAACAAGTGCGTTTATAACTTCAACACCCTGTCCTGTGTCTGATTGTGTTATCTTTGCAAAAAGATTAAGCGTATCTGTCCCAGTTGCTGTTTCGGCTTGGCTAACTCCAGCGATCAAAGACTCAACATCATCCCCGCTTCCACTCTCTGATAAAGCAATACTGTTTTTGATTATCACTTCTTCTTCACCTGTTGCCTCATCTAAAACCGATATCGTTATATAGATAGTAAAAACAGTGTTCGCTATTGTTGTATTTCCAATTGTATTATTCCCTATCATAAATTAAAAGAATTGAAAGAAGTTAGTGGTGTTTTCATCTCCTGGATTTACCAATCCATTATCCACCGCAAACCAGTTGTATAAATACCCATAG